TACTTTGAAATGTACACTGATGATATCGATACAGTTAACTATAATGCACCACAAGGCAAAGCATTTCAAGAGACCAAGAAGTTAAAAGATCTTGGTCTAATTGAAACCATCAGAGGAGTAGATTCTAAAGTAACGTTACGTTGTGCCGCAGAACACATGGGAGACGTCAAGAGAAGATCAATCTACACAGAATGTATAGAATATCAGTTATCACAAGAAGCTGCTCTATTGTGGTCCTATCTGTTAGGAAGATTAGCCAATGTAGATGCTACTCAAGAAATTACAGAGATTGCAATTATTAGACCTGCAAATACAAAAAGAGTTGACAAGTCTATGAAGAAATCAGTAACTCATATTTTAGCACCAATCTACAATGATGTGTTCACTAAACGACACATTTCTCACAGCATGGTAGATAAACCTAAACCAGAAGTAGGTGAAACTGAAGTTAAACCTCAAACTTTAAAGCAACAGTACGCCAAAGAGTGGTATGAGAAGAATAAAAAGGAACAGCTTCAAAAGAAAAAGGAGTGGTACTATAACAAGGTAAAAAAACCAAAAGAGGATGATGGAAGAATTTGAGATTGAATTCACATACAACCAATATTTAAAAATGGAAATAGAGGACAGAGAACAGATATACTTTGCCCTCTATGCTCTGTTTAATAATCAAGCACTCGCATACGACATATCACAAAGAGAAGTCTACGAAGTTGCACTAAACAAGGCTTTAGAAGACCAAAACTTTGAGTTTTGTGCTGTATTGAAGGACTTTAGAGACTACTTTGAAGACGATTTTTAATTTTTTTGTCAGTTTACAACATTCATATATTTAAAATAAAGAAAATACCCATATAATGGCAGAAGTATCACAAAATAAAAACTACTTTTCGTTTAACGTAGACAAGATCGAAGTAGAGTTACCAATATTCGTAGAAAGAGCTGGTAAAAAGTGGATCGATTACGGTGTAGACAATCAGTGGCCAGGTTTCGTAGCAGGTTTATTTCAAAAATCAGCAATGAATCGTACTGCCATTATGTCTAAATTAGACGGTGTTATCGGTCAAGGTTTAAAGACTAAAAAGGAAGACGAAAACTACATATTAAAGAGAGCAAACCCAAAAGAATCTTGGAATGATGTATTCGAAAAGTGTGCATTAGACTATTTAACATTCGGAGGTTATGCAATGAATATCATTTGGGCTAACGATGGCGAAACAATTGCAGAGTTCTATCACATGGACTTTACAAAGGTTAGATCAGGTATTCACGTACCAGATATCGATAGACCAGAATTCTATTACTACTCATCAGATTGGGGTCAATACAGAAGATTCAGACCGATTGAATATAAAGCATTTGATCCTTCATGTGCTGAAACACATCCATCTCAAGTGTTATATGAATTTGATTACGAACCAGGCAACTTGTTTTACCCATTACCATCGTACGCTGGATCATTAAACGATATTCAGATTGATGTTGAAGTATCGAAGTTCCACTTGTCAAACTTGGCTAATGGATTAAATCCAGGATTGTTTATCTCAATGAACAACGGTATACCTGATCCTGAATCAAGACAAACTATCTATGATGAAGTAACAATGTCATTTAGAGGTTCTGAAAATGCTGGTAAAGCTTTCATCGCTTTCTCTGATGATGCTGAGCACGCTCCAACAGTTACACCAATAGAATCTGCTAATGATGACTATTATGTGAACCTAGAGTCTAGAATCACTTCAAGAATATTAACAGGACACAGAATTACTTCACCTTTATTGTTAGGTTTATATCACGAAGGTGGTTCAGGTTTAGGATCAAACAAAGATGAGATCGAAACGGCATACGCACACTTCATGGCTACAGTAATCAAACCATTACAGAAATCAATGTTAAAGACATTCGATACTTTAGTGTATTACAAAGGTTATACTGAAACTGAATTGTATATTGAACCAAACAAATTAATTGAAGCTGCTGAGAATACAATCGCTGCAGAATAATAAAATAAACTATAACTATGTCAGCATATAATGTGTTATTCATCTCGGAAGAGAAACTAAAATCATACACTTCAATTCATGAGTCTGTGTCACCTGAAGACTTGGTACCATACGTATTACAAGCTCAGGATATTTACCTACGTAACTATTTAGGTGGTACATTCTACAACCAATTAAAAGAGCAAGTTAGAAATGGAGCAGTCTCAACACCTAACAGATTATTGTTAGATGATTTCATTGGTCCAATCCTTTGTAACTATTCATTCTACCATGCGATACCATTTTTGGCATACAAGATCTTTAACAAATCGATCTTGAAGCCAAACTCAGAGAATGCTCCATCAGTAGAGTTAGATGAGGTTAAATTCTTGCAATCAAATGTTAAAGAAGTTGCAGAATCATACGTAGATCAAATGCAAAGATACCTAGCGTTTCATTTGTCATTATACCCAGCGTATGCTAACTGGAATGCTAATGATGGTCAACAAGCACCTGATACAAAGAAACCATATTTTAGTGGTATTCAAACTAACTCACAATACTTTAACTACAAGAAGTACAGAAACTATCCATACGGAACAGGAACTGCACCAGCGGGTTACAGTGGTTCAGGTTATGGAGATTATGAGCAACCTTGTGGTAATTGTGATCAACCTTTAAACTAATAAACTCACACATGAGCACATCAGCAAACCAAAAAGTTTTGGCTAATAAATCTATCGGTTCAGTTATTAAATTGAGCAGAGAGTACCCCAAAACTGCACAGAATGCAAATTTATTAAAACAATACCTAGAGAAAAATGGCAGAAAAGAGAGGTAATCCAGCGTGGCAAAAAGGAGAGTCAGCAAATCCTAATGGTCGACCAAAGGGACAAGGTAATGCAACTACTGAAGCTGTTAAAGCCTACTATTTAGATTTATTAAATGGTAATTTAGACAACATACAACTTTGGTTAAATCAAACTGCATCAGTAGATCCTAAAGGAGCATTAGATTTCCTAATCAAGTTGAGTCCATTTGTTATTCCAAAGCAAACATCAACTGAAATGACTATCGATTCACCTTTAAATATTATAATACCACCGAAAAAGGATTAAAACATTTACAAAGTCTTCCATATAATATACATGGAAGACTTTATTATTATACAAGATTACCCAAATTATGCAATATCCCGCCGGGGAGAAGTAAAAAATGTAAAGACTGGTAGGATATTAAAACAATCTATAATCACAAAATATTTATATGTTGGATTATACGGTAAAACAATTGCAGTCCATAAATTAGTAGCTATAGTATATTTAGGTCATGTACCAAATGGTCATAAAATTATAGTAGATCATATTAATAATAATTCTTTAGATAATAGAGTAGAAAATTTACAATTAATTACGCAAGCACAAAATACACGCAAAGATAAAGTAAATCCTAATATTTATAAAAGAGGTAATAAATATGTAATACGTGTAAAAAGATCATATCTTGGAAGCTATAATACAATAGAAGAGGCACAAAATGCACTTTTAAATTTGAATATATAGAAAAAACACACACATACGCTTGACATTTAACGAATATCTTTCGAACGATTATGATGCATTACTCTCAGCATCTAACAAAATAACAGGCAATCATCATCTTTCGATCGACCTATTGCACTATGGTATCGAAGACATGTCGACTAAATCTAATTTACAAGACATTGTAGACTCAGGTGGAGCTAGATTCTACCTAATTAGGATCATGATGACTCAATGGCGAAGTCAAACAGGTCCATTTCACAGACAATTCGTTAAACAACATTCAGAAATAGATCATTACGATAGAGCAGAGAAAGAAGAAGTACCATTTGACTTTGATCATGTTAACAAACTAATCGAAGACCTTGATTGGTATGATAGAGAACTCTTCAAACTATTCGCTGCAGGCGATCACAATTACTCCACATTAGCCAAAGAAACTGGTATACCTCGAACGTCTATTGCATTGACAATCAAAAGAGTGAGAAAACACCTCAAGAAAAACCTATAAATAGAATAGGATAAATATTAAAAATAAAACAATCAAACTATGTTTAAATTTATTGTAGATGGTAAAGAAATTACCGACAACCGAATCCATTGGAAATTCAAAGGAACAGATTTAGAATTTATGTCAGACCCAGTTCGTCTAGACCGTAACATCCAACATTGGAGAACTAAATACAAGATTGGATCCGATGTAGAAATTGAATTCCTAAATGTAAAAAAAGTAGAAGAAGATGTTAAACCTATTATTAGTGAGCCTGTTGTTGAGTCTGTCGTTGAGTCTAACGATAGTATCATTGCTGAGGAACCCGTGGTATCACAAGATCTTGCAGATATTGCAGATACTCCTAAACGTAAAACTAGAAAGAAAGCCGTTTAATTGCAGCTTTTGTCTGAGTCAATGGTCGGCCCTATTGGTTTCATTGTATACTGGGTTGGGTGTATACTCATTAATTTGTATGTTCGCCGCAGGCGCCGTCACTTTGATGATGGAAAAATGGATTGATTACTAAATGAAACACTTTATTAAATGGACTGTTGTATGGATCTCACAGAATTTGGCAATCCCATTCTGGTCCATAGGACATGTCCATTTAATGTTAAATGCCTATCAGGATTTACACGAAATATTAATGAGCTTTGGTATGAACATTATAGTCGCCATAGGCTTTATAATTGATTACAAACAAAACAAACCAAAATGAACGAAGAACTATTAGCTAGATTAGCAGATGTAAAGCTATTGATACACAATAAACAAGTCTTTACAGCGCCAGAATCTAAAATAATCTTTGACTTGTATAACGATATCACAGGTGAAAGACAAGCAATAACTACATGCGGTGCTTGCGTTAACAGAGTACTAACAAGATTAAAAAAAGAGATCAGAAACAATGGACTTTAAAATCCTTGAACCATACGCACCAATGTTTCATTCAGATAAAACCTATTATCTAATATCAGGTGGACGTGGATCAGGTAAAAGTACACAAGCAGCTGCATACTTTTTAATTAAATTAATGGGCGATGAGTATTTCAGAGGCGTAGTATCTCGATATACTCAAAAGTCCATAAAGAGTTCAATCTACCGAGACATTCTTGATTTAGCTGAATCTTGGAACATCAAGAAGTTTATCAAGATTGAAGGCGATGAAATGACTAATGTCCTAAATGGTAACATGGTTATTACTCACGCCATGAAACTACAAGATGGTACCATGACTGCAAAAGGTAAAGGTTTAGCAGGAGTTACACACCTTTTAATAGATGAGGCCACAGAATTACCTTCAGAAGAAGAATTTATCAAGTTAAATGACTCATTTAGATCTAAAGGTTCTGAAAGAAAGGTCTTTATCTTGTTTAACCCTACTTCAAAGAGACACTGGATCCACAAAAGATGGTATGTAGATGGTCGACCTAACTCAAAGTGGTTCGATGATCATGTTTTTATACACACAACCTATAAAGACAACGCAGAAAACCTAGATCCAAAGAAGATTGTAGAATGGGAACGTATGAAAGGTTTAGATCCTGAGTACTACTCACACCATATTGAAGGTGAATGGTTAGATGGTATTGTTGGTAGAATCTTTGATAACTGGCAAGTTGGTACACCTGATCCTGAAGGAGAGTATGATACAGTTTACGGACTGGATTTTGGCTTCTCGAATGACCCCGCTGCACTGGTCGAAGTTAAAAGAAAGAACAATAAACTTTATTTAAAGCAATTGGTCTATTCACCAGGACTCACGAATGCAGACTTGGTACAACAGATGAAAAAGCATGGAATTACTAATAGAGACCAGATAATTGCAGACTCAGCTGAACCTAAATCCATTGAAGATCTAAAAAGAGCAGGATTTAACGTTAAACCAGCATATAAAGGACCTGATAGTATTCAAGCTGGTATTAACACACTAAAAGAGTACGAAGTCTATATGCATCCTGATAGTTCAGACTTGCACGATGAAGCATTCCTTTACTCATGGAAACAAGGAACTGACAAACCAATAGATGATCATAACCACGCCATTGATGCTATCAGATATGCTCTGAGTAAACCAAAACAAGGTCAATATGCATTCGCTGGTAAACGTAGAAATAATTTTGAGGAATTATAATTCAATTTCTCACCTAAATATATTTATTAATAACAAACAAAAAAATTAAAAATGGCAGTATATAGCTCGACATACAGAAACGTAGTTGAATCATTGAGACAAGTTTGCAATGATCACCCTGCAATTAAAACATTTCGTTGTGGACCAGCTTCTATGATTGAGATACCAACTGAGGACCAACAGGTTTCAGCAAAGTACCCATACGTAATGTTAATACCTCAACCAGCTACTATTACACAAGGTTCTACTACGTATGACTTTGATTTAGTGGTAATGGATTTAGCGAAAGACAAGTTAGACCTAGAAGAAAGAACACACTCAAACACAATGGAAATTCTACGTGATATTCTAGCTAAATACAAAATGACTACATGGCAAGAGTTTAGATTTAACATCTCTTTACCTGCAGTAGCAACACCATTTTTTGAAGGTTACAAAAACTCTACATGTGGTTGGACAGTTCAATTACAGATAGAAGCTTTAGCACCTTTAGATCATTGTAATAATCCTGTCGCGTAATGGAAGGCATAGACAAAACTATAAAAGAAGTGTTAACCAAGGTTGCACGTATGATGGAGCTTGATATTAGGAGAAATATACCTAGAAAAGGTGCATTGCCTAATTATTTTCCTTCAACTGGTGTTTTAAAAGACTCTTTGAGAGTTAATGTAGACTCTAAAGGAGATGCCATTGAAGTTGAGTTTGCATCATACGGTAAATACACAGCTTTTGGTACCAGACAGTACTATGATGCTGAAGCAGCTAACGATACATTCTTTGGTATGAAAGCACCAAGAGTTTATAGAAAAGGTAAAGGTGGTATTAGACCACAATATTGGTTGAGTTTACGTAATAGACAAGACAGATACGATGATTTTATTCAACAAAATCTTCAAATGGGATTAAATGAATTTATAGAAAATTATTTATATGATAGAATTTAACATAAACGGCAAAGATTATACAATTTCTGATGTAACTATCGGACAATTTTACAAGATACAGCACCTTTTAATTGTAGATGGTGCTGATGCCAAGTTACAGATTATAAACCTATTGAGCGGATGTCCAATCAATGAGTTAAAAACATTAGAGCACTTTCAGTTTATGCAATTGTTTGCAAGTATTGCTGAAGGACCTTTAAACACAGAAGCTGGCAAGAAGTTATACAAACACATTGGATTAAATGGTAAAGCCTATGGTTTAGTTGACTTTAGTAAAATTACCATCGGTGAATTCGCAGATATGGATGTTTTAAAGGCAGATCCAATGAAAGAGCAAAAGTTACATACTATGATGGCTGTAATCTACAGACCAGCTACAGTTATTAACGAGACTATGGATTGGGTTGCAATCGAGTCATACGATTCAGACACAGTAGAAGCAAGAGCTAAAGAATTCTTGGATTTACCACTGAAATACGTATATTCAGCTTTGAGTTTTTTTTTGCTAATGCCAAAATATTTACTAAACGCTATAGCGGACTCACAGATGCAGGAGATGACGAATCAGATCTTGAAGGAGAAGGATCCGACACTAAAGTTGGCAATGCAAACAGCGAGCCAGCTCATATTAGAATTGCAAGAGGATGGAACGATGCCTTCTACTTTGTCGCTGGAGACGATCTACTCAAAGTTGATGAAGTTACGAGAATTAACGCAACACAGTTCTTCAACTATCTCTCATACAGAAAAGACAAACAAACCAAAGAACGTAATCAGCAACGTCAGTTAGAATTACAAAACAAAAGATAAAACAAAATGATAACAAGTGTAGCATACAAACCAACTTGGACTGGACCAGTTTATAACCCAATTATTTGGTCAGTACTGAGTTCTAAAGTTAACTCAACAGACTTTAAATATGTGTTTGAAGTTTACGTAGACAATGTTAAAGTTAACACAGTTAAACAAAGAGCCAATATCAGTGGTTATGGAATGATCGATGTAGCTACATTGGTACAAGCCTATTTGAATTCAGCATCACCAGATGCAAAGATTACTCAAGGTGAAACATCAATTAACTACAATAATGGTGATACTTTTGCTGATAACTATTTAATGAGCAAAAAGGTTTATCTAAAAGTTGGTGAAGAATACACAGTTAACAACATAACTCAAACCTATATAGGAAC